GGATCATGATACAGGCGGCCCCCCCAGGAAGTAATGCCAGACCAGCAATACCAGGGTAATTAACCCCCCAACGCTCGCGATGGTGTAATAGACTTTCATGCCGGTTTTGTCCAGGAAACCAACGACCGCCGTCTCGGCATTCTTGCCGTCCTGGAGGGTCTTCAGCGCTTTCTCATCCTCCTCCAGCCTGGTCGCGAGAGCATCGGCTGCCGAGGCGACATCCTGGTCGCCCTGGTCCATCCGTTTCTTCAGGCCGTCCCGACACTTCTGGCAATCATCCGACTGGCACTTCTGGCCTTCCTTGATCTCCTTGATCTCCCGGCAGATGCCCCCGAGTTTCCCGTCGATCTGCCCGAGGATATACTCGTATGAGGCTTTCGGGTCCGTGTCTGGTCCTGGTGTCATGAAGGTAACTCCGCCAGTTCGCATTCCCGGTGATGAATGACAGTACCTGACTGGAATCCATACAGGGAATGAACACTGCCTTTGATGCGGTATGTTCCTTCATATCCTGGCTGGGTGGTGTAAATCCGGTAATTCAGCGAGTCGATGGTAGTGGTCGCAGGCAGCATCAGCTTGGTGCTCATCTCTTCGAACTGCCCCGGACCTATGACGACTGTCGGGCCGGTATCGGTGAAGAACCGGCAGGGGACCGAGATCTGATCGTCCGACCAGTAATACTCGAATTCACCGCTCGAGTTCAGGTAATCGGTCTGGGTGCCCAGGGTCGCGGACCAGGTTGCCGTGGAGAGGGTTTCTCCGGGTGTGAAAGTCCCTGAGATAGTCGTGGCTATAATATAGCCAGTCGCCAGGGTCCTGATCACGGCCGTGTTATGCGATGTGGCTCCCGTGACGGTCTGGCCGACCGCTGCAGTGCCAGTACCTGCGGTGTAGGTCATCTTCTGGGAGCGGTTTCGTTTCTGGATCGTGCATAGATGGATATACCGCGGCATCAGAACTCCTCGCCAGCCAGTGCCAGAAGCCCCGTTAGTTCGTCCGTATCGTCGTCGTCAGTGCCCGTCTTGGAATTGATATACTTGTCCAGGGAGAGCCGGCCCTTGTCATCGTAATATTTGATACTGGCATCGATAGTGACATCCTGACGGTCGACACCGACCGATAAGCTGTTCGGGAACGTCCCATCGTGTTTCTGCTCGATCCGGATGTTCCTACAGAGCCAGTTCTGTGCTGCAGTTTTCAGCATGCCAACACCGCTGCCAACAGTGTCCAAAGGGTTGGTGTCGAGGCCGTTCATGTCGAGCTCGGCAATGATGTCAGATTCGGCCCGGGCTGCGAGCGTTGCGAGGTCATAACTATTGAGGCATCCAGTCTCGATGAGTGCTGTGGCAGTGACTGCCCATTGCAGGGTCAAGAAAAAGACCTCCTGAAAAAATTAGAGAGAGTGGTGGTCCTTAGGTCGATCCCTGGAAGATGGTATGCCAGTCTCCTGGTGCTGCGCCCCACCGGGCGATGATGGATGCCAGCCCCTCGTTGGTCTTCAGGACCTGGTCACTGGTGTTGGGGTCCATCTTCACCGTGAGGCTGACGGGCTGCCGTTCCTGCAGGATGACGGGTTTCGTCATGCGTGTCGTGCATGCCACGTACCACTCAGTCGTGCTGGTGAGGTAGGGGTTGACAATGCATTTGCTGAGGATGCCGTCCGTGCCTCCGATGGGGTTATAGGTCGGCAGGTTGCCGATCGAGGTCCCCTGGCCCGAGGTTGCATTCTGGGAAGTGTTGGTCCCGACGGAGAAGAAGAACGTCGAATGCAGGATCTGTTTTGCGGTCACCTCGAGGTCGGGCGGCACGATGAGCGTGTCCGGCACGATACCGAGCGGCCTGCCCTGGGTATCAGTGAACTTCCGCATCTTTTTGATGACGGCAGTCAGAGCCGTAACATCAAGGGTAGTGCCGGTGGCATTGGTGTTGCTCTGCGTGGTGCTGCCTTTTGCTTTGTGGTCGTCGAAAAGATACTTGCCATCGAATCCGAGCGTGGTAGCACCGTCATGGATGACAGTGTAGACGAGCTCGGTCGGGAAACGCTTCCCTTCCATGGCAAGGTCGCCGAGACGCTGTGCCACGATACCATACTGGTCGTCGGCAAAGACGGTCAGCGGGAATGAGATACCGGCATCGTACATCTTGTTGTGGACCATGAAGGTCTCTTTGCTGCCGAGGCCGGAGAATTTCCTTTCACCCCTGAACTCGCCCATCTTCGGGACGACGCCCAGGGTGGGGTACACCTCGGCCTCTTTGGTCGAGGGAATCACCTGGGCGAAACTTGCCCAGTCATCGGGAACGAACATATCGTAGATCTTGAAGAAATACGACTGGATCAGCATATTCGTAAATTCCGGGTAGATATCTGAAAGTGCAACTGGCATGATTATTTACCTCCGTTGTTCGGGGTGTTGGCGTCAATCTCTGGCGCATCCATTACGCGGTTTATCAGGCCGAGGTCGTCACGACCGAACCCTTTGAAGGCTTCGATCGCGGCTTTTACCCTGGTGTATTCAGGTTCCTCCAGGAGGACCTCGTCTCCCGCAGTCTCGATCTTCCGGGCGATCCGGTCGTTCTCGATGAGGTCCCGCACTCCCAGGTTGGAAGTATGCAGGGCCAGACCGCAGGCCGGGCAGGAAAACGAGGGGGCGAACATTGCAGCTACGATAGATTTCCTGACGTCGTATATCTGGTTGTTCGCCGCCTGGTAAGGGATGAGAGAGATGTTACGCATTCACACACCTCACGAGTTGGCCGCCTGTACGTTGCTGAAGTGCAGGTACCGCACTGCTCCGTTCACAAGGATCCGGATCGAGCCCGTCATTGTCGGGGCTGAATCGGTTGCCGTGTAGATCATCTTGCCCGTCCCGTCAGTCCCCGCGAATGAGATCGCATTCAGGACCTTGGCTTTTGCCGAGGTGTCGCCGTTTGCCTGGACTGCGAGGATCGCATGTTCCGTGACGGCCGAGATATCGGCGCTGGCATTGGAGTAGATCTCTGCCATCAGGCCGTAATAGGTGCCGCCAGCCGGGAGTGCACGGCCGGGAAGGACGATGTTCGCCCGCAAGCCGGTTCCGAGACCCGTAACACTTCCCGCGGAAGCATCGAGTTCGAGGGTCGCATGTAGGCCGTGAGCATTACCGATCCCGGCAAGACTGCCGAGCAGCCTCGCACGGACCGCGATCGCCTCAAGCCCGGCACCGTATGCCTTGAGCTGAGTGTATCGGCCATACGTGGTGTCGCTGGTCGCGGTTGTCGAGTAGTATTCCTGGACTCCTCTCTGTCCTGCGGTGTTCAGGGCAACTGGTGAGCCAGTGGTCCCGACCCTCATCACGACACCGGTCGTTCCGGTGCCGGTCGCAAGCGAGAGGTCGACCGGGAACGTGTTGATAGCGGTCTCGGCAGGCACGGTATACCCGGTGATATCGATCCACAGGTACCCGGACTCGTAATCAACGACAATGCCGATCGGTGCGCCGTTGCTTACGAGCACGATGGTGTTATCGTCGCTGGCATACGCAAGGCTGCCGATGTTGGTGATCGCAGCTGCCGAGTATACGAACTTGTGAAGTCCGGTACGCCTGACGGGGATTGAAGTCCACCCGTCGGATGTGCCGACAACATTCGCACCGCTCCCGACGATCGGGATCGTGGTGCCGCTCTGTGCAATTCCTGCAAACGGATACCCGTCCGAGGGGTTCCATGGCTGCAGGTAGCCTCCATTATACTCAAGCAGGCCGCCCTTATAGATGGCAGTGCTTGCTTTCACGGGGGCGATTACGATATCGTTCCCACGCATGGGAACGTCGATTGGTGCTGAAAGGTTACCCATAATTTAGGCCTCCAGGTTCTGACGGGCCTGGTGGTATGTGCCCCCGGGTCCGTATTTCCCGATGTCATCCCAGGTGAGACCGACACCTTTCATGTCCTTGAACCGGTTCAGGAAAGAATCGGCATTCGCAGGCATCGGGATGTTCGGCCTCTTCGATGCGCCTGCTGCAGCAGGGATCTGGCCGCTGCGGAGGCCCTGCTCGACCGGCTTGCCCATCTTCTCTGCAATGATGCAATAGTCGCCGAGCATGGTCTCGAGAACCGATGCGGGCATGGCGATAAGCTCTGTAGTCCGCTTGTCCTTGTTGGCATCCGTGAGGGTGCCGACCCTGATCTGGGCGGCGACGATCGAGGACGCGAGGTCCTTGCGTTTGTTCTCTTCAAGCAGGACCTTGACGCGGTCCTGGGCAATCCGCTCGGCTGCCGCTGCGACCGAGTTGTCGCCTACGGTCTTGCCAGCTTCCGTCCCGCATGAAGAACAGAACTTGTCCGCTGGCCCGAGAGTGCTGCCGCATGCTCCGCAGGAAGCGTGAAGGCCGGTCCCGCAGGCCGGGCAGAACCGGGCAAAGGCCGGGATCTTCTCGCTGCACTTTGCGCAGACCGCGTTGTTCTCACTGTTCCCATCACCAGCCGCAGCTGCGACCGGGATGTCTTTACCTGCTCCCGAGGCGATGTTGATCGTCACGCCGGGAGCTGTTGCCGGGGGAGTTACCCCCGATAGGGTTGTCTGGATTGGTTCATCTGGCATAGATGCTGATGCTCCTTTTTCTTTGAACTCGGCGAGGTGCTTCTCAAGGTGGGTCTTCGCCGCATCCTTGGCCGTTCCGAGTCCCTGTGTCTGATCGAACCTTGCGAGGGCGTTTCGGACACCGTTCGCGTTAAGAGTGCCATCCGGTTCATGGTGTGGCAGTTTACAGTCCCCGAAGGTCTCGCCGGTCACTGCAGCAAAGCACGAGCGGATCTTGTTCCGTTCGGCATCGCTGAGATCATCCCAGAGTTCACTTGTGAAATCCTTCAGGGAGGGTTTTGCCCAGGTGCCGGTCGACTTCTTGTAGTCCGACGGGTTATTCGGCACGTAAGGGAACGATTTTGCAGCGTTCATTCTTCCTCCAATTGATGCAAATGAGGCGGCAACGGCCTGCCAGTTGAAAGCGGCTTCCTGGTATGCAGGTTCCGTGACGATGCTCTCGCTCTCGCCCCGGCAGCCCCGCATCAGGCCGTCATCACCGCATTCCTTCGCGTAGGCCCACATGCTAACATTCGCAGGGATCTCTCCGGCCTGGATGCCTTTCACGGTCTTCGGGTCGGTGATCTTCGCACGTTGTTTGTAGACAATCCGGCCTTCAGGGTCCAAGCCGGTGGCATAGACGCTGAGTATAGTGCCAACGATCGTCTTCGTAGAATCGACGGCGTCGCAGTAATGCTCGGCCGGCACGCCGGGGATAATATCCTTGCCGTGTGGGCACCAGCGGACGGGCTTCCCTGCGAACGTGGCCGCGAAGGTTTCCGCCTCTTCCGCAGGAATGCCCCAGCCGTTCAGGTTGATTTTGTCAGTAGTGAAAAGAGGTCCCTCGATGATCAGGGCTCCATCGCTCGAAGCCGATACGGTAAAGCCCTGTAGGCAGCCGAGAAGAGGGAATTCCGGCATTGCTAAAGGATTCTACCGTAATTCCTTATTAACCGAAAAAATACCAGGGATTGGTTAAAAGAGGAGATTAATCTTCAGTGTATTGAGGGATATTGAAATAATTCTCACGCCAGTTCTGGCAGAATTCCCGCGTTGCATCGCTGACCTGCCCGGCATCATCGGGTAATTCATGCACGTAGGGGAGCAGGGTACATCTGCAATCGTTATGGACGGGAGGGCGGATCAGGTCTGGATCATCTATGTCCCAGATAGTGCCGTCAAGGTCCCCGCATATATCGCAGGTCTTCTCATCTTCAGCTGCAAGGTATTCTAGCCCGGGTGCACCGGCCTGTTTGTAGGTGAATACCTGGGCCTGGGTGTAGGTTTCAACCGTCAGGGTCCGGGCCCGTTCCTTTGCCCGGTTCGTGTCGACCGAGAGGGCGTCCTGGACCCGTGTCGTGATATCCCGATACGTCTCTTCATTCGCCAGCCCCTCTTTTAGGGTGGTAGAGAGCCGGTCTTTGAGATCGCTTGTGATCCGGTCGAGGTTTTCAATCGTGAAATCGGTAACTCTGTCGATGAGTTTTGGAGGGACGGACGTTCCACCTGGCGGAGGCGGGGGAGTGTATTTAGGTCGTGCTTTTGCCTTCGCTGCAATATGCCGGGGCGTAATGCCGCGCTGGATAAGCAGATGATGAGCGACCTGGACCCCTTCAGTGGCGGTCTGCCGATTATAGTGATGCAGCAGCTGCTGGAATGCCGGACCGGTCAGGATTTTAATGCGGTTGTCGAAATCCCCCATCGCGTCCGCAACAGTCAATTCATGAACGTTGATACTGCTGGCAGCCCCTTCCAGGACACCCTGGAATGCATGGGCGAGGAGATACTCATGGCGGTTGAGTTTCAGGTTGAGCCCGCCATAGGGACGTGCGATGATGCGGGCCAGTCTCATTCTGCAGGCTCTTCCCCAACACCCAGGATCGGCAGGCCGGTCGTGCGGTAATAGGCCTCAGCTGCAGTCTCCCCGGGTCTGATGAGGATATGGGAATTATTGATGATCTTCCATCTCCCCATCGAGGCACCACGGGGATTCCCGCGTTTCCATGCCGGATCAGACTTCTCCCCGCCTTTCTGGATCTGCATGGGTGCGACTGCCTGGTCATCCTGCTGGACGGTCTGGCCCTCTTCAGTGTCCACGGTCTCGCGGGGCGGCACGTGAATCCCCACGATCGCCATGGCCTGTGAGATCGAGAGCGCTTCCGGATCCTGTGCGGAGACGGTAAGAAGCGTCGGGAGGTCGACAAGCGGCTGGTCGATAGGCTGCAGTTCGATCCGGATGGCGGCTGCCTCTTCCTCCGCATACCCGAGCAGCTCGAGGTGGCGGCGATAGATGTCTTCGAACCCGACTTTCAGCTGGATCCGCATTGATTCCATCACGCGGACCGCGTCCATGTCGCTTACCGATGAGGAGGCGAACGTGCTGCCTTTTGCTTTCAGCGAACCGGCTTCAGTCTCCAGGAGACAATAGGCAATGTCCTTCTCGAGCGATTGTTTGAACTCGATGACACCGCTGGCGTTCTGGAATCCACCAGGGATATCCTTCACGGTCTTCCCGATGCTCAGGATATCCTCGTTGGGTTTCATGGTCCTGGCAACCCGGGTCTCGGCAGCCAGGATCTTGGCTGCCTGCTTGAGCGAGAGCTGGCCGGCAAGGATCCGTTGTTTGAGAAGTTCATTGTCGATATGCAGCCGGCCATACCCATACCGGCCGATCGCCTTCGAGAATCCCCAGTTGACGTCTTCGAGTTTCTTGACCTGTTCGTCCACGAGTTCCGCGAGGCTGATGCCGTAGAGGCCGATGGTGTTGCGGTTGTAGATGTCCCGGCACTGGTGGCCATGATGCATGAGGCGCATGAGCGTGACGCGGCCGTTCTTAAGGTAATGGATTTCCCGTTTGGCCTGCATGCGCTCGTTGATGATGACCTGCGTGACATTGCCCAGGATAGTCGCATACTCCCACATCTGTTCCTGGTTCTGGAATCCGCTCATGGGTTCGACATCGATCGGCAGGAACGTGGTGTGCGACATCGGCATGAAATCAAGCGTCGTGATGCCTTCCCCTGTTCCGAACCGCGAGTCCGCACTGTTCAGGATCGGCACGTTGCCATCCCGGGCGAGCAGCATACCGGCTGAGGCGAAAAGGTTCTCGATATCGAGGTTCTTTGTGAAAGTCTGGGCGTCGTGGAGGATGGAGGTCTGTGCTTCTGAGGGGAGACCTGCTCCTTTATCGACAAAGAATTTGATCTCCTTGCCCCGCAGCCGGAGACCGAGCTTGATCAGGCCCATGCCGAACCGGGGACTGACCATCGGGGTCTGATGCCACTTATCGAACTTGTTGATGTACGAGATCCGCCGGCCCCCGTAAACATCCGAGTCGAGGGCTTTGTTCTGATAGTTCTGGCCGCTGAGGATATCCTCATTCGGCCGCATGGTGTTGTAGTCCGTGGTGATGAGACCGGCGGCCAGCAGTTCGGCCGAGGTCCAGTCCCTGACATCGTCATCCGAATCGTTCTGCGGTTTAGATGCCGGGTTTGAAGTCTGTGAGGGGTTCATTGCTCTGATTTTCTCCGTCGTTTGATATTAACCGAAAATTTACGCTTGAGTCTCCGCCATGCTGCATGAGAGAGATCCTTGTTGAAATGCGTGGGGAAAAAAGGTGTTATAGTCATCTGCCAGCCTTCAGATTTGTCCGGGCTGATGTGGAATGTGAGGGTCAGGCTGGCCGATCGCTCGATGCTGCGGGCGATCGTGGCGGCTTTGTCGATCACGGCGTCTCTGTCCGCGCCCCGGATGATGAATGGCATCAGTGATTTCCCCCGCCACCCATCAGGGCCACGCTGTTGTCCTGGTCATCGCCCGGCCACGGCCATTCCCCGCTTCCCTCTTGCCGGTTCTCGGTAGTCTCGTAATCGCTGTCGTGGTTCGTAACGTAGCCGTTGTAGAGGTGATATGAAAGGTTCGCGATAACGTCCGGGCCGTCATCGGTCGTCACGGGCCCGCTGTCCGGGTGATGGACCGTGAAGTTCTCGCCATTCCATTTCTTCTGCAGGGCTTTGAGTTCCTTCCTGAGCCGGTCGTCGTCAGGATAGGAGATCTGGCCCTGGTGCATGCGGTCCTCAAGGCCCTGGTAGATCTTCATCTTGTAGGGCATCGTGAACGGCGTCTCGGTCAGGTTAAAGTCCGAGAAGTAGAGCTTGACGGCCTCGCCTTCGTAACCATCATGGAGGATCTGCTCGACACCATACTGCAGGCAGAGCGCGACGATGTCCTGTTTGACCTGCATCCAGTTGAGTTTCCGGTTGACTGGGATCCAGTACCGGATCTCATCAATGATCACTGTGCCACCCATGGCCATGTGGCCGATGCAGAAGGAGAAAGCATCTTTCTTCCGTGAAGTATCCATTGCGCCGAAATAGTTGCCAGAGGCGCGCAGGATATTATCAATCTGGTCCCGATAGGACCGGGCGCAGCGGTCCACGAGCTCGGGGTCCAGCATGGCGTCAACGGCTTCATCGAATTCCGCACCGAACTCCCTGCGGAAGGTCCGGGCGTTCTTGGCCTCCTCGTTTTTGAGATAGGAACAGCCGAATGGGTAGTTGGGGTTCATCAGCCAGGTGGCCCGCTGGTACATGAGGATCGAGGTCAGACGCTTGGCCGTGTTGTAGATGCGCCAGAGGATTCCGGATTTCCCCATGGGTGTGCTGATACTAACGACCCGGCCCAGGAATCGCACGATCATCTCCAGGTGAATATCCCCGGCACACCGTTTCAGGAACTCGGATCGGTTGCTGGCGAACCTGCCGACCGAGGGCGTGAGCGAGTCATAGACCTCTTCTCCGTCCCGGGTGCCGCTCTGCATGCCATACTTGCCGATCTCATCGAACTCCACCAGGATGGCAGTTTTCCCGACTTCCGAAGCGCTGTTGCTGGTGACGGCAAGGATATGCAGGTTCTTGTTCAGGACGATCTCGTAATTGTTCTCGCTGACTTTCTTGTCCTGGAAATACGGGCTGCTGTTGATCTTGGCCTTGATCTCATCGAGCAGGATGGTGGCCTGCTCTTCTTTTGTCGCGATGCAGAGGATATGGACCTCTTTCCCGCGATCGACCCGGCCCTGGTAAAGATAATAAGGGTCCGGGATTTCCTGCCAGAGATATGCGACGTAACAGGCGATGAGGGCTGCCATGAAGGTCTTCGTAGAGTCCCGGCCGCAGATCAGCAGCAGCTCTTCATACGGTTTTGATGCGTTGAAGAACTCGCCCAGGATCTCACGCTGCGCCGGGTAGAGTTTGCGGTTGAGGTAATTGGGATCCTCGGCAAAGGTGATAATATCGACGACGGGCGTGCCTACCTTGAACGAGTTGATCACGCGGTCCAGCTGGTCAGCTAGTCGCGGGATTGGCTGGGGTTGCCGTGATTGCTGTCCGGCGCCGTTCGATATACGAGATGACGCGCCGGCAGGTCTCTGGGTCGATTTCACTTCTCAGTGCCTCCATGAAGATATCAGTCAGCTGGTTCGATTCCTGGACAAGGATCTGCACGGTCACGTTGCCGTCCGGCAGTTCGCCCTGGGCTTTCAGTAGAAGTTCGATGGTGCCGCGCAGTTCCTTGAGTGCCTTGAGTGCAAGCTCGTCGTTTTTCGCAGTCTTGGCCCGCGTAAGAACGGTTTTAATCTCTTCACATACTTCCTCGACCTGCTGCCGGAGGGTCTTGGCTTCGGCCACGTCCTTTACTGCAGCGGCCCGGGCGATCTTCTCCGAGATATGTCCCTTGTCCTTGTGCCTGCGCAGTGCACCGCGATCTACCTTATATTTGAGCGCAATTGCGCTGAAATTGGGTTTTTGTGCGACGAGGTCTTTCTCAATCTCTTTGCGTCTGGAATGCTGACAAATTGAGCACTTGAGACCCATTCAGGTATTACCTATCTTGCCCTCAACAACACCTTTTGAGAGAACCGACATGGCACTGAAATATGCCTTGGTCATCTGTCTCATCAACCACATTCTAATTCTGAAATTTTTGTGAGTGATGACCTGAACTTCCAAGATTATTGACCCTTTCTCAAGGTTTTCGAATCCCATGTTTACTTTTACTGGCATGTTATCACAGTCCTGAAACTATCGCCAGCAATAACCATGCTGCCAGGATAATTCCTAAAACAATCGCTAATTTAGTAAGATTTCTCATAGTCTGCCAAACCTCCAGTCATACGGCAACGCCTGTGCTGATTTCTCCGGGACTACCTCTGATTTCATCACCCGGTCATAATCGGTGCATTTCAGGAAACCAGTGCATTCGATGTTTATGAGGTCGAATACTGCCGAATGGACAATCAATCGCTGAAGCCATGGGGCGATCATATCCCTTCCCCTACACCATCAGGACTGCGGAAATCGAGGGGATTCTCTTTCAGGAAGTTGTCTTCAGCACCGGAGAAGTCCAATTGCTTCACTGGGAAATCACGTTCAAGTTCCTTTCTCTTCAGGATCGCATCGCCCTGGTCTTTCCGTAGTATCTCTTTAATCCGGCCCCAACACCCGGAACAGAATTTGAGCCGGAGAGTTCCTTGTTCATGTTCCCCATAATCGCTGAATGAACCCTCGATCTCACCATCAATCTCTGATTTTTTAAGGGCTATGCCGCAATCGCAGCATTTCTCATTCAGTCCCTGGGTTATGGCAACAGGCATTTTTTAGTGACCTTTTTTGATGATGCTACCCTTACCAGTGGTAAGTCACTCACCGTGTTGTCGCCCCCGACCACGGTTATTGTCTTCTCCGCGGTCAGGAAGCCATCCGGCGTGTCCTTGTGAGCCCGCAGGTCGTAGTCTCCGATCGCTACTGCATCCGCGAAGGCGTACGCTCCGGTTGCGTCCGTCAGAATCGATGCAGCAATAGTGCCGTCTGCGAGTACGAGGGTCATCGTAACACCAGACAAATCGCCACCATAGGACACGGTGCCTTTTACCGTGCCCACCTGAGGGAGCGGCTTTACCAATTCCGGGAGTAGCATGGGTCATCATGAATACCCTCGAACCGGTGATGAGCCGGTCCGGGGGTGATCCCCTCCGGGTTTTTTCCCTTGACCGATGGTTGATTGAATTCCATGAGGCGATTTGATGATTGTTCACCAGCCCGTCCTGCAGTGCACATTGACCC